CCGCCGACGACGCGACCGTCCAGGTTTCGGCCGATCCGGATGACGGGGCGGTGGTGCCCCCGGATGAGACGGTGGTGACCGGGTAGTTGCTGAACAGTTCCTGCGGCATGCGCCCTCTCCCCTTGTGTGGTCATGCCGCCCGGCCCGGCAGCCGCCACCCCGTCTGCCAGTTGTTATTCGCCCGGGTCAGCACGTGCTCCTGGACGACGTTGACCAGGTCGTGCTCGGCCATCACGTGCCCCTGGACGTAGACGTTCGTGACATGCGAGACCTGCCCCCCGCCGCCGTGCCCGCTGCTGCCCGGGTGGCCGGCGGGGAACGCGGCCACGGCCCGCTGCCCCATCCGCCGCACCGACGCCTCCGCGACCGCCGACCCGGCATCCACCCCCAGCGCCAGCCCCTCGGGGAACCCGCGGCCGATCTCCGCGAACACCAGGCTGGGCGAGTGGGACTTGGTGGCCTTCTTCATCGCGGCGACCATCGCCTTGGCCAGGTGCCCGATCGCCGCGACCACCGAGCCGAGCTGGGATCTGATCCCGGCCGCGAGGCCCTGCGCCGCGTCGACGCCGGCCTGGTACATCGCCGTCCCGCCGGTACTCCCGATGGACCGGGACGCACCCTGGATCTGCTTCTCCAACTGGTTGACCTGCCCGATCGCGCCTTTCCCCCCGGACGTGAGCCCTTGCGCGACGGGGAGCCCCTGCGCCGGGCCGGCCTGGATGATCTGATCCAGCGACGTGGCGTTCAGGCCCATCTTCTTGAGCTGGGCGACCTGCTTCGCGAACGCCTTGAGGTCCCCGGCCTGGCTCTGCATCCCCGTGATCATCCCGGCTGACGACTGGGGGCCGCCCGCGGCGGCCATCGCCGGGGTGTACCCCATTGCGCCCATGATCGACGCGCCGGAGATCATGTTCTTGGTGATCTGCCCGGCGTCGGTGATTTCCTGCTCGAGCCGGGACCGCTGGTTCGCCAGCTGGATCAGCTTGGACTGGTCCGCCCGCAGCAGCTTCGTGAGCCCCGTGTCGCCCTTGGGGACCTCGGCGAGCATCTTCTTCGCGGTGGCGTCGATGGAGGCGATGTCGGCGGCCTTGGCCGCGTTCTTCCCCAGCGCGGTCGCGGCGGCGTCGACGGCGGACTTGCCGCCTTCCAGGCCGACGACGAACCCGGCGGCTGTGTCCTTGCCGATCTTCTCGGTGACCTTCGACGGGGACCGGGCCTGGACCGCGTGCCCCATCGCTGCGGCTGCGGCGGACGCCACGGCCCCGGCTGCGGCGACCGCGGCGCCCATCCCGGCCCTGATGCCGCCCGCGAACCCGGCCGACACCGCGGCGCCGTCCGTCCGGGCCGGCCCGATCGCGGCCCGGTACGCGGAGATGTCCGGCTTGGCCGCCTTCGCCGGCTTCTTCAGCGCGGCCTCGACGGACTGCGCCAGGGCCTTCGCGTCCGCCGCCGCCTTCCCCTTGGCCGCGGTCAGCGCGGAGATATCCGGCGGGGGCATCTTGACCGGCTTACCCATCGCCTGCGCCAGCGTGTTCGTGAAAGCGGTAGGCGCCGCGGGCTTCGGCGGGGCGTCGTACTGCCTCCACGCATCGCTGCGGGACTCGTACGCGCGCGGGCCTTGCTGCCCGGGCACCGCGGGGCCGTCGTATTTCTTGTACTTGTCGAGGTAGAGCCCGAGCGCGAGCCCGGCACCCGCACCGAGCAGCGGCGCGGCGAGCATGGAAGCGCTGAGGCCCACCGTCTCCCCGGCCGTCCCCGCGGCTGCCGCCCCCTCGGCCGCCCGGCCCGCCTTCCCCGCCGCGCCACCGGGCCCGCCCAGGGCGCTCCCGCCGGCGAGTTTCTCCGCCGCCCCGTCCAGCGCCGCAGCCGCGGCGGACAGCCGCGCCGCCGACCCGTCCAGCGCCGCAGCCCCGGTGTTCTTCCCGATCCCCGCTAGCTTGTCCAGGCCGGGGATGTGCAGCGTCTCGGCGATCTTCCCGACACCGCGCAGCGCGGACTCGCCGGTCTTGACCGCGCTCCCGACGCCGCTGACCAGCTTCTTGCCCGTGAACAGGGCAGCAGCCCCGCCGAGCACCCCGCCGACCGCGCCACCGTGACCCTGCAGCAGGCTCGCGCCCAGCCCCGCGATCTTCGTGAACATCGGCAGCAGCGCGTTACCGAACCCGGTAGCCAGGTTCTGCCCAGTGGCGAGGAAGTCTTTCCACTTCTGCTGCGCCGTCGCCTGCTCGGTGGCCACCGACTTGCCGTAATCGTGGACGCCCTGCCCGATCTGCTCGTACTTCTGCCGCACGCCTTCAAGGTTCTGCATCAGCGACACGATCGCCTTATCCGACCGGCCGCCGCCGAAGATCTTCGCCATCACCTGGTCGGACTGCCCCGCCGACAGGCCCGCCTTGTGGAACGCCTGCTGCATGTCGTTCAGCGCGACATACAGCCCGTCCGGCTTCTTCAGGTCCGCCGCGAACTTGTTGGTCGTCAGGCCGCCTTTCTCCATCGTGGCCTGCAGCGACTTGTTCTTCAGGTCCAGCGTCCCGGTGGTCAGCCCGAGATCCCTCAGGTACACGTTCGCGGCCTTAGACCCGGCCGTCGCCATCGACAGGCCCATCGTCATCCGCGTCGACGCCACCTCAGCCGAGTTGCCCCGGTCCGTCAGGTACGCCAGGCCCGCGCCCATCGACTGCATGGAGATCCCCATGGACGCCCCGGTCGGCGCCCAGTTCTTCACCGACTCGTTGAAATCCTGGAACCGCATGTCGCCCTGGCCGACAATGCTGTTCAGCAGCGCGGCGGTCGGGATGACGTCCTTGGCGCTCTGGTTGTACGCCTTCATCATCGACGACAGCGCGTACGTGGTGTCCTCGATGTTGGCGCCGTGGATGTTCGCCAGGTTCGCCGACTGCTCGGTGAGGGTCTTGGTGGTCTTCCAGTCCAGGCCCGCGCTGACCGGGTGGTACATCGCCTCCGCGATCGTCTGCCCGGAGAACCCCGTCTTGGACCCGATCGCCAGCGTCGCCGCGGTCACGTCGCCCGGCTTGACGCCTTTCAGCCCGGCAGCGGTGTACAGGCGGGTGACCTCCGTCTGGAGCTTCATCGCCTTGTCGATGCCGTACACGGCGGCTACGGCCCCGCCGACCGCGAGAACCTTGACGCCTTTCCAGAACTTCTCATGCGCGGCGCCGGCTTCCGCGGTGGCCCTCGTCGCCCGGCCCCCGGCCATAGCCTGCCGGTCCATCGCCGCGGCAGCAGCATCCGTCGACGCGGCCAGCCGGTCCTCCCCCGCCGCCGCCGCGTCGGCGGACGCGCCGAGACTGTCGATCCCGCCCGTCGCCGCCCTGGCCGCCGTCGACATGCGGCCCATCGCCGCCGCCGCCCGCGTCGACGCCGCCTCGATCCGGTCAGCCGCCGCCGCCATCGACGCGGCCAGCTTCTCCGCCCCGGCCCCGAAACTACCGCCCTTACCCAGCCGGGCCATCGCCTCAGCGGCCCGGTCAGCCGCAGCGGCGACCTCGTCGAGCTGGGCGATCGCCGGCCCGGCGTCGATAGTGATCGTCTCGCTGATCGACACGGCTCACCGCCCCCCGCAAGCCGCGACTACAAAAACTACAAATATTAATAATGCGCAGGTCAGAGGTGCAGGAAGTCCGCGACGATCGACGTGCACGCCGCCTGGATCGGCCCCAGCGCCATCCCCTCGCCGCGTTCCATGTAATGCGACCCGGCCTGCGTCACGGACTTCCCGAAGAACCCCACCGCCGGCGTGCCGAGCACTTTCGCCCGTTTCACCGTGATCGTCCCGCCCTCATTCCTGAACCTGGCGTAGATCAGGTCGGACCCGACTATGGCCACGGCGACAGGCCCGCCGCCGGACACGGAGAAGATCCGTTCCGACGCGCGCAGCGCACCCGACCGGACCGGCGTCGTCACCTCGAGCGCGGCCAGCAGCTCCCTCGCCGCCGCGCCGGCGCAGTCCCGCGCCAGGCCCGACTCGGCGCGCCCCGCCAGCGCCCGCATCTCGGCGGCGAACCCCGCCAGGTCCACGGGCTCACCCCCCGCCGCCCTGCTGGGCTTTCAGGTAGTCCAGGTTCGCCTTGACCGGCCCTAGCAGCCGCGCCACCGCCAGCGGCACATCGGACGGCCCCCTGGGGTGGTAGTAGCCCTGGATGATCCCTACGGCGTGCCGGACGTTACCGCGGGAGGCGCCGGGAGGGGGCTCGGCGAACCGGCCGGCGAGGTACCCTCCGAGCCACCGCTGCCACTCGGCTCCCCCGATTTTGGGCCGCCGCCGTCCTCGTCCTCATCGTCGACGAGCGCGTTCTGCACCCGCCCCGTCGCCTTCACCAGCGCATTGCACACCGGCAGCGGCAGCACCGGCTTCCCGTCCTCACCCCGCAACGTCCGGTACTCGGCCCGGTACGGCAGGTCCAGCGCGAACGACCATCCGGTGACCGCCTTCGCGAGAATCCAGTCAGCCAGCGCCCGGTTCCCCGCCCGCCCCAGCACCCGCGGCGGCGCGGGCAGCATCACCGCCGGATTCTGCGGGTCCGGCTGCGGCGCAGGCCGCGGCACCTCCTGGATCAGCTCGTCGTAGAGGTCGTAGAACGCATCCTGGTCGGCCCCGGACAGTTCGTCGGGGTCCAGCAGGTCGGCCCACTGGCCGCCCGGCAGCGGGTGACGGGTACTCATGCGCGCGTGCTCGCTTCCTGGCCGGGGAATGTCACACCCGGCGCGTATTATGTGATCCGAACATAAAAACGAGACGACAGGGGCCTAATCCTGTCGCCTCGCGGTGCTCGACCTTGGCTCTCAAACCGGAAGGCCCAGCTATGAACGATGCTACGCCCGAGGAATGGCGGCCGGTAGCCGACTACGAGGGTCTGTACCTTGTGTCCAGCTTCGGTCTCGTCCGCTCGCTGCCGCGCAACACCACCAGTGGCCGGATACTCAAGCCGTGGCGCGAAGATGACGGCCGATGGTCCGTCAAGCTCAGCAAGGACGGCGTTGAGAAGACGCGCCGCGTCCACCAACTAGTAGCCGAGGCGTTCATCGGCAAGTGCCCGCCCGGGCAGGAGATCCGCCATCTAGACGACGACCTCGATAACAACCGGGCAGACAACTTCGCTCACGGCACCAGCAAGCAGAACAAGGAGGACATGCTTCGCAACCACGGGCATTACAAGGACGCCATCACCGAATGCCCGGCCGGCCACGAGTACACGCCGGAGAACACGATCTACGGGCCTCATGGCCGCGAATGCCGGAAGTGTCGCAACGACCGCAGTCGCGAGCGTGACCGCGCGCTGGCCGTCCCTGGTGCCGGGACGGAATGCACCGTGGACGGCTGCGAGTTCGGCCAGGTCGGCAACGGGCTTTGCCGGAAGCACTACGACAAGCAGTGGAAAGCGGACAACCCGGAATCCGTCAAGGAGTACCAGCGCCAGAGCAACGCCCGCCGCGCGCCGTCAGGGCCGCCGTGCTCCGAGGACGGCTGCGAGACACCCTCGTCGGCCAAGGGGCTGTGCAAGAAGCACTACCTGCGGGAGTACAACAGGACCCACCCGAGGAAGCGCAAAGCCGCCTAACCCCCCGAATCGGACATTTCAGTACGAAGGTATCGCATTAACCAAAACCACCTGAAGTGGGCTATATCCGGCAGAGTTGCCCGCGTTCGTCGTGTTGGCCACAAGCTCTCCTGCGGCCTTGAATCCCCAAAGCGTCTTGACTGCACTAAGCGGCGCGTCCTTGAATCCCGCCAACTGGGCCGAAATCGTAATGGAGACAGTGTTCGGGGAGGTCAGCCCGTTGGTCAGCACGAACGAGAGGGTCGGCTGGGTATTGTTCAACATCAGGTTAAGCGCACTCTCGTCGCTGACCGCGTCGAAGTCGACGTTGAAAGCGGCGGTCAGCGGGCCGGCGGCGATGACGTACGGGTTCTGTGAGCCGTCCGACGTGGTGACGATGTCGAGTTCGCGTTTGATGTCGAAGGAGCAGTCGGCCACGTTGTAGACCTGGGCGGCGGCCAGGCTGATGGCGGCCTGCCAGGAGGGGAATGCGGGGACGGTGGTGAATGACGGGGTGACGTCGGCGGCGGGGAAGTTCCGCAGGTACGACGTGAATTTCCCGTCCCAGGTGAACCAGCCGTCCCGGTTCGCGGCCAGCTTCAGGTCGGTGAACCGGGAGTAACTGTACTGGTCGATGTTGTGGTTCGCGCTGGTGGCGACGAGGTTGCGGTGCAGGAACGTGTAGGTCGGCGGCTGCGCGGAGGTGTTGCCCGTTGAGGAGTTCGGGTTGATGCCGGAGAAGGTGTGCGTGTAGTTCGCCGTGGTGTTCGTGATCGCCACGCCGGTCAGGTGGGAGAACCGGGTCGGGGTGGCAGTCTTGAGCGTGAGCACGTTCGACGCGACCGACAGCACCTGCACGATCTCCGCGAGGGAGCCGATGTCCACCTGCACCCACTGGTTCGCGGCGAAGCCGGCGCCGGAGGTGACGGTGATGGTGGTCGCGCCTGCCGCGACCGCGCCGTTCAGCGTCGAGGCCGGGGCTGCCGCGGTGCCGGTCGTGGTGTAGTCGCCGAGCATGCTGAACAGGACGTGGCCGAGGGTGTCGCCGTAGGCGGGCGAGGCGGGGACGGTCACTTCTGCCCAGTAGTTCGACTGGACCAGCGAGTACGTTTTGACGTTGCTGCCGCGCAAGTTGTCGTCTTG